CGTAGGTGTCGATGCCCAGCTCGTGCTCCAGCTCCTGGCACAGCTCGAAGGGGTCCCGGGCCTCCCGGTCCATCTTGTTGATGAAGGTGAAGATGGGGATGTCCCGCAGGGCGCACACATGGAAGAGCTTCCGGGTCTGGGCCTCCACGCCCTTGGCCGCGTCAATGACCATGACGGCGCTGTCCGCCGCCATCAGGGTGCGGTAGGTGTCCTCGGAGAAGTCCTGGTGGCCGGGGGTGTCCAGGATGTTGATGCAGAAGCCCTCGTACTGGAACTGCATCACCGAGGAGGTGACCGAGATGCCCCGCTGCTTTTCAATCTCCATCCAGTCGGAGGTGGCGGCACGGGCGTTCTTCTTGCCCTTCACCTGTCCGGCCTGGGCGATGGCCCCGCCGTAGAGAAGGAATTTTTCGGTGAGGGTGGTCTTGCCGGCGTCGGGGTGGGAGATGATGGCAAAGGTGCGCCGGCGGCTGATTTCAGCTTCGTATTTTGACAAGGGAATTCCCTCCATAATCATAATTCGTATCAGGTTTGCCCGCACAGCGTTTTACATCGGAGATCCCTCCATTGTATGGCGTTGGGATATGCCGTTCCGGTGTTACCGGAGAACGAGATATAAATCACAGACAAAAATATTTTACCATATATCCCCTTTCACGGCAAGGAGGAAATTTTTTGGAAAAGCAGTTGTAAATTCTCTGCGGATCGTGTACAATAGGGGACAAGAATACGACCTGGGAGGTTTTGTATTATGAAGATTGCCCGTTTTGTGCTGAAGATCGTCGCGCTGTCCCTGGCCTCCGCCGCCCTGATCTGCGCCGTCATCGCCTACTGGGACAAGATCGCCGAGCTGTTCCACTGTGCCGGCAGCAAGCTCCAGGAGAAGAAGAACCGGGTGTGCTACGCCTCGGAGTACGACGACTACGTAGAGTAACGCGCAGAAAGATACCGGCCAAGTACTATACCTGGCCGGTATTTTCTTTATACGACTTATACCACCGCAGGGATCGGGTGTCCCGGGTGCGGCGCAGCAGCACCACGGTACACAGCCCGTCAAAGAGCACCAGCCCCAGGGCCGCGGCGGTCACGGGGATGGGCGGCTCCGGAATGGAGGCAATGACGGGGTGGAGGCGCCGCACCACCACCAGGGCCAGCAGCCCCCAGAACAGGGAGAACAGGGGACACACCCGTCCCTGGAGGTTACCCGGCACGGGGGCATAGTTCCAGAAAGCCACCCCCAGGCACTTTTCGTAAAACACCGCCATGAGGTACTCCACCGCTGTGGCAGTCAATCCGCCCCAAAGGACCAGGGCCAGGGGGGAGGCTTTCACCCCCTCCGGCAGGGCCAGGATGGCCAGCGCCCCCAGCCCGTACACCGGACACAGGGGGAGCAGCCAGAAGCACTTCCGGTCCTGTTTCTCCGCCCGGGTGAGATGGGCGAAGATGACCTCCAGCAGAAACCCCAAAAAGCTGTAGTAGATAAAATTCCAGAATGAAGCCAAAGAAACCCCTCCGTTCCCGTCTATCTTGGCGGAAATGGAGGGGTTTCATGCGCAAAATCACGTTGAAAAGTTAACCATCAAAATTGCGCCGGAACCGCCGGTGAAAACGCAGTCCCACCATAAAGCCAACGCAGACCGCCAGATAGAGCAGGTAAAACGCCGTCCAGAAGGCCCAGGACGGATAGGGGAAGGGAATCAAAGCGGATACCCAGCGGCACAGAAAGTACAGGGGGACCGGGGCCAGCAGCCAGCAGGCAAGGGCGTAGAACCGTATCCTGCGTTCCAAGCCGCCGCCATAGAGGACGCCCATCAGCTCAAACAGGAAAACGCCAACCGCCTGCTCCATCAAACCCACCGCCAGCAGCCCCGGCGAGCTCAGGTGCAGGGCGAAGAGGCAGGAAATCAGTCCTATGGCGCAGTCAAACAGTCCCCCCACCACCGAGGTCCGCAGACGCGTCTGGCCCGGGTCCGCCGCCGGAGGGGTGTCCTGTCGCGGCGGCGCGTCCTGTACCGGAGATACCGGGCGGTTCTTCCCTTCCACCTCGTCCAGAAGCAGGTAGTCGGTGGAAACTCCGAAAAAGCGGGCCAGGCGGATGACATTTTCCGTATCCGGCAGCGTGTCGTTCAGCTCCCAGCGGGAGATTGCCTGGCGGGTGAGCCCGAGCTCAACGGCCAGCTGCTCCTGGGACAGGCCCTTTGCCTTGCGCAGCAGCTGTAGCTTTTCCCCAAGGTTCATGTCTGCACATCCTTTCCGGTGGGACTTAATCTGCCCTCAGGATACCATAAACTCGGCTTGAAGTCCACCGCGTGAAGCTGGAAAAACCGCAACTTTGGGTTGCGGCAGACCATTTAACAGACGGAATTGGAGAATGGCATTGTCCACCCTGGCAGAGAAACTAGAGAGAGAACCCCGAGGTCATCTCATCGCCTTGCTGGCCATAATCATGGCCTCCAGTCGGGTGCATAAGCCCATGGGCCGGGTACCGTCAGACACTCCCTTTGCTTTTGCAGCGGCCAGCCAATCCTTCTCCCACTGCTCGGTGGGCTGGGCCTTGTCCCGCTCGGCCAGCAGCTTGACAAACTCCTCCCGGACCGTCTTTCGGATCTGTTCCTCGGTCAAATCCTCCACCTCCTCACGACTGCCGTAGTCCACATAGGGCAGCAGCCCCCATTTGGTCCAGGTCCGGGTATTATACCCGGCCTTTTGCCCGATGTTCCCCACAGCAGTGATCTGAACTCGGTTGCCCCACTTGGGGGAGCACTCCACCGCCAGGCCATCCCCGGCATAGATGCCGATGTGCCCCTCCATCCACACTACCGCCCCGGGGACGATGGACCGGAAGTCGGTAGAGACTTTGGAGCACACCCGGATCATTTGATTGGCGCCGATATCTGGCACCCCGTTGGAGTTGTACACCGCCCCGCCGTAGGTTTTGTTGGGGTTGCCGCTCCAACCCCACAAAATGGCTTTAATCAGATTCACGCAGTCAAACCCAAATACCGGCGGGTCCTTGTCCGCCACCGCCCGGATCATCCTGGTGCGTTCCGGCCGCCGGTTATAGGAGTGGTTGTCGCAGTAGCGGTCCACATTTTTGCCGGTCAGGGGCGCTCCAAAGCAGCCCATGACATACAGGGTGCTGTAGTTCTCAGCGATGTTCCGGGCATGGGAGACAAGCTCTTGGGCGGTCATCATGCGGCCCCCTCCAGCTCCCGGTGGAGCTTGAGCACCGCCGCCTCAATGGCGTTGTCTACGTCCTTGGAGCTAATGTCATAGCCTTTGGAGGCTAAAAACTCCAGTACATACTCCTTGCGCTCGCTGCCCTTGCAGTTGTAGTACAGCTGCTGGGCGGCGGTGACAGCGATCTCCACCCAGGCCAGCATGGTCTCCCGGTCCTGCTGGGTGGTCTTGCCACGCAGCCAGGGGATCACAAAGGCGGAGATGAGCGCGGCGATCAGGGCGATGGCCGCGTTGATGATAGGGGTCAGGTCAGTCATTGGAGTCATCCTTCCTTTCGTTTAGCACTGTTTTCAAACACATCAGCAGCAGCTCCCCGCCGAAGAAGGCCAGGATCACACCCAGCAGGGCGGCGGGGTCGTTCCCGGTGCGGGAGAGGATGCGCAGCGCGTAGAAGCTGAACGCCGTGCCGCACACCACACACCAGAGCACCATGCACTTGGCGAACAGGTGGGGGACGGCCCGCAGCCGCCTCCACCACCTCTTTACCGCTTTCACAGTCCAATCCGTGCCAGCAGAAACGCGATCACAGCCGCCGCCACAGCCCAGAGTACCTTTTCCACCAGGCCGTCCCAGCGCTTTCCGGATTTTCCGGTCAGCTCCTTGACCATCACTGTCAGCTCGTCCAACTTGGCGTTGATGGTGATGTAGTTGGCGTTCTGCACAGCGTCGGAGGTCTCCAGGTCCCGCAACCGGACGAAGATCTCCCGATGGGTATTGCTGTGGCACTCCTGAAGCTTTTCCAAGGAGGCTACGCGAGCCTCCATAGGACACTCTCTAGGGTCTACAACACATTTCTCGCCCATTGATTATCCCTCCTTCCGTACTGGCAAATCGACGTGTGCCATTGTGTACGTATACTTCAGCTGATCCATCAGTATCTCCTTTCCAGTCATGGTCCTTGCGGCACCACCATAGATTTCTCCGGCAAGATGATGCCCCTCCTGAAACAAGCCAGTCTTCCCTGGAGTTTTCTTCCTGAACCCCAGGGAAGGAACATATTTGTAAACGGTATTCTACTTATCCAGAGACAGGCCAGAGAGTTTCACGTTTTCGTCCCCCAATTTTATTCTCTGGCACCGACATTTTGTAATGAATGCTGTAAAACTCCATTTATTTCCATTCCAATTCAAACCACAAAATTTCAAGAAAAAGTTGAAAAACCCCTTGACAATTCGGTAGGATTTGCTATAATACGGTTTGCGCCTGTGAATGAGGAATATAGCGGGATTGTGTAAGGGTAGCACAGCAGACTCTGACTCTGTATGTGAGGGTTCGAATCCTTCTCCCGCTGCCAAAGCAGTCACTGTTTCCATTTGGAAACGGTGACTTTTTATAACTTTTCGTTATCAAACGGTGGTCGCTCATTTTTCAACTTTTTTCTTGACCACATGTTTGCCCACAGACAGAGAAAAACGGCCCGCCGGGGGTATTTCCCTCGGCGGGCCGCTGCTTGTTGTCAGCTTACCTTTACTTCATTTTTTAGTTGCTCTTTTTCCTCGACAATTTCCGCCTTCATCTCGGCTATCATCTCCGCCAACCGTTCCTCGCACAGACGCTGTGGATGACGACGAGGACGGCAATGTGATTACCGAGATGCCCGCTGTGAATACCGACGAGACCAGCTACAAGCTGTCCGATATGCGCGGTGTGGATCTGGACGATGAGAAGTGGGATGCTTA